TCTGTGTAATAGCCCTTGGCTGCCAGGTCTTCATCAAACTCACCAGGCAATGACCAGATCTGCCACTGCAGAAGCTCCCATGCCCGGTGCTCCTTGTCGTAGTCAATCACGAGCCAGCGGCTCAGGCTCAGATGCGATGGCCTTTTGCAAAAGCAGATTGACCCAGCCAGTGCGGCTGACACCGATTGGTTTTTTGCGATCCACTTCAGCGATCACCCTTGGGTCGATCAGGACTTTTGTGTTGGCGATCTGGTCCAGTTCAGGCACGTTTTGGGCTTGCTTTGCCGGCGAAGTGTGCCCAGAATGACCCGGCCAGGCAACCCCCAACCATCAAAGAAATCAAAGGACTGTCATTTTTTCCGGAATGGCACCGCTACAAATACAAGGCTGAATGGCTTGCAAGGTCAGTCACTGGCGTGCTGGGAGCAAAGCTTTCGCCTGACGCCTTGGCCAACATCATGCGATACAAGGACGGCCCCACTGGTTGGGCTGCAAGGGGTGAACAGATCCACAACGCTTTGGAAAACCACCTGAAGGGTGAAGCCATTGAGTTTGCTGAACGGTGGACTGACTGGGTTGACCCAATGCTGGAGTGTGAGCTGTTTCAAGGCGCAAAAGTAATTGCCACTGAATACAGGCTGTGCGACCCAAGAAAATCAATGGGCGGTTCGTTTGACTTCCTGCTCCAGTCATCAACTGGTGAAATCATCCTGGGCGATCTGAAGACTGTTGGCAGCAAAAGCAGGGCACGCACCCGCGAAGCTGCTACCGATCAGCTTGGGGCATATTTAGCCATGCTTATCGACCATCACCCTGCACTACATGTTGATAAGTGTGTGACAGTTGTGTCCGGGCCAAAAGAGTGCCGCGTTATCCGGCAAAACCCGGATGACTGTGTTGAAGCATGGCTTGACAGCTGGGATCGCTATCAATTTGAGCAAAAAGAACTGGAGGAATGGTGGTAATGGCGTTGAACTGGATTGAACTTCTTGACCCTGCAAATGGTGGGCCAGGTGAGCCGCCTGGCAGGGCTGATGCTGTTGCAGCTGCAGCAGAAACAACCCGGCAAAGGTATATCAAACACGGGAAGAAACGTGCCAAGGGCAGCGTCAAACGGAAGGAAAAAATTATCCCGAGGGTTGCACGCAAGTAATTGGCATGCCACCATTCGCAGGCCATCACACACACGGCATTGGATTTAACAAAACAAGAAATCAGGGCCTGTATCACTGAAGCCCAGCCTGGAAAACATTTGTACGGCATGGTGATCAACCAAGGCCATGCTGAAAAAATACGCATTTTTGCAGGCCCGAACAATCAAGTGCCAGACGCAGCAATCCAAGATCTAACCAACATTGGGAACGATGAACTGGCGTCTTCTGGGCTTTATCTCAAGGTAGTGGTCTGGGGAGCACGAAATGAAGAAACGGTTCAATGGTCTGGCGCAGCACTTGCTTTCGACAAGCAAGAATCAAGCGACCAGACGATTGCGAACAGGCTGCTCAATGAGCATGCCCTGAAAGTTGCAGCTACAGAACCACGGTCGCCGCTGGACGTTGTCAGCGACGGCAAGATCACAGCATCAAACCAGCCAGACCAGATCACCGCATTTTTCCAGCAAGGTGATAATCCGGGCCTGCTGCTGACAAAAAGCACGGCAAGATTGCAGGGCAAAACTGATCAGGGCCTGATGGTTATTTTGCGGGTGGCAGCAGAACTTAAAGGCGTGCAAGTCTCCGACCTGATCAATGAAGTGATGTGGGATGCGGTCAGATCCGGGAAGCTGTGGGCTTGCCAACCGGACAATGGCATGCCATAATATGTTCAACGGGGCAGGGATGTCCCTCACACACACACAAACCAATGACCATTCAGCAGCAAATCGACGACATCAAGCTTCTTCTTGATGACGCACAAACTTCTTACAGCCACGCCATTGCCGCCAACGACATGGCTGCCGTGACCACTCACCGCAAGGCTGTCAGCAAGTACCGCAACATGATCGGCAAGCTGGTCAAGCAAAAGCTGGGGATGTGATGCGACCTGTTTACACAATCACCCTCACGGGCGCAGAACTAGACCTTCTCTATGAGTTGGCCAGAGATGCACGCAACAACCTTCCAGATCCTGACGACATTCCAGAGATTGGCAGCTGGGCTAACCAAGTTGCCCTCATGGATAACAAGCTCACTTCCCTTTATCACGAACGCCGCCGATGAATTACCAAGAAGCCTTGTATCACATGGATCGCTTGGCTGATTGGCAGAACAACGAAGACGAGAGTACTTGGGGCAAGTTCCTCACCCTCATCGGTGAAGGCAACGGACCTCAACCTTTCCGCCAATCACTGGGCTACTTGGAAGCCGACCTGCTGGGCAAAGCTTTGCAGGCTTACGGCTCAAGGCCAGATGCCTTCAAAGAACACCTTTCCAAGTTTTACAACAATGGATCCAAGTGATTACATCGCGCAAAACCGTTTCGTTGAAGCACAGCCTGAAGTTCTCAAGGCTTTAGCTGCACACCGTCAGCGGTTTGAAGACATTCGCGAAGCAGACCGCAACGTCATCATGGAAGCCCGCAAGGTGACTTCATTGATGGCTGCATTTGACGCCACCATTGATCAGCAGTTCAAGCAAGAGGATGTCACTCCGGAGCATGAAAAGCTCCTCAAGGAGTACACCAGTCAAGACTCTGAGACTTGGTTTTGGCGTCACCACCAGGCCCAAGAAATGATTCAAGAAATGATCGTGGCTCGGTGTGCCTTGGTTGTTGAAGCCCAGGCCAAGTACAAGGAGCTTGAGGAAAACCATCAAGCCTGCAAGCAACTTTCTGAGGCAAGAGATAAGGCCAAGGAAAAGTACAAAGCCCAGCAAGCCCAAGCATCCAAACCCCGTCGGGGTCGTCCACCCAAAACCCGCAACTGACCCATGAACTACAGAGCCTACCGACCACGCCAAAACCGCAGCAAGTCCTACATGTCTGAACAAGTCAGCACCAAGGTCAACACCATTGTTGCCGTCGTTGCCTTTGCGCTGTTCGGTGCAGCAGCTTGGTACTCACTCACCACAACCTTGGATCAGCAACAGGCGTATCACTGTCAGCAAGGTTGGCAGCCTGCCTGCGAAAAAATCAAGTGAACATGAACAACTTCAACCTGCCTGGCACCACGCACTACAGCCCCTCAAAGGCCCCAAACGGAACTCTATGGTTCAACACAAAGGACGGGCACACATACCTGACTCAACGCGGGTTTTGGGTGTGCATCACTGGCGAACATGGCGTCATGCCAATGACCCCAAGGAGGTCACGGTTTTGTCGCCTCATCCAGCGCATAAAATCCATTTTTTTTCGGTAAATGGGCAAGGGCATTTACTGGAGCACATCGCCCCATCTGTACGTTGCCGAAGCAAAGGCAAGCGCACAGGCTGCACTCAGTGAAAGCTCTCCCAAGCTGACTGCATTAGAAAAAGCGTTCTACAACGCTCAACGAAGGCAGCAGTGTCAAACAGCTACACCTTCTACGCCAAAGGCAAGCCAGCGCCGCAAGGCAGCAAAAAAGTCCACCGCTACATCAAAGGAAGAGCAATCCTCGGGGAAAGCTCAGCCGCCGTGAGCCCATGGCGTGCAGTTGTTGCCGGTTGTGCCCGCAGGTTGCAACCTAAGCAATGGCATGCCAAACTACCCGTGTCGCTGACGATGACCTTTGTTTTTGCCAGGCCGAAAGCTCACTTCCGCGCCAACGGCAACCTCAAAGACAATGCGCCACAGCATTGCGTCACACGCATTGGGGATCTGGACAAGCTCTGTAGAGCTGTTTGCGATGCACTGACAGGCATTGCATACGACGACGACTCGCAAGTCTTCAGCATCAACGCTGAACGTCGTTATGCCACTGCCAGTGAATCACCGGGCGCCCTAATCACCATCACAACCATTGATGTCTGAACTCACCAAAGCCTTAATCTGCTTCCACAAAGCTGTCGACAAAATCGACAAAAACGCACGGGCCAACTACGGCAAGTTTGCAGACCTTGCCAACGTGTTGTCCACAGTGACGCCACCCCTGCACGCCAACGGCCTGGCCATCACCCAAACCTTTGACGACCAGTCACTGGTCACAACGCTGCATCACACCAGCGGCGAAACCATCAGCAGCTCTTGCCAGCTGATGATCTGCGATGGCCGCAACCAGACCCAAGAATGGGGCAAGGCTGTGACCTATCAACGTCGCTACGCAATCTGCTCAATCTTGGGCATCGTTGCCGACATGGACACTGATGCGGAATCAGAGCCACAGCCTGAAAAAAAGGTCAGCCGTCCTGCTCGCCAAACTGAACCGGCCAAGCCTGCAGCGTCAGCTCCTAAGCCTGGCGACCCAATGAAGGATGACGAAAAGGAGCAGCTCCACGGCGTCATCAAAGAACTCAAGCCGGACCACAAGCAAGAGCTAATCAAACGGTTCCGCAAGGAGTTCAACTATCCCGATGGACTTGTCAAAGACAAGATCCAAACCTACGCCCATCGCACTTTCCTCCAAAATGCCATGAACGAAATCACTGCCTAACCAATGCCACAGTCACAAGCTGAAGCTGATCTCAAGCGCCGCAAAAACTTCTTTCAGGTGCGGCTTGACGATCAGTTAGCCGACAAGTTGCGCCACTTCATGGAGTCACGCAACTACAACCAAAACCAAGCCCTCAAAATCATCCTCTCCAAGTTTTTCAAGTAATGCTCAACATCACCGCACACGGCAACCTTGGCAAAGACCCAGAACTCAAAGAAATCAGAGACACACAGGTCGCTAACTTCAGCATTGCCGCACGCACTGGCAAAGACGAAACCACTTGGATCAACTGCCAAGTCTGGGGCAAGCGTGCCGACACCGTCATGCAGTACATGCAGAAAGGCGACAAGATCACTGTCTGCGGGCAAGGCAAGCTGCAAGAGTATGAACGCAAAGGTGAAGGCGGCGGCAAAGGCTTCAGCCTGCAGCTGAACGTGTCTGACTTCACCCTGCCAGCGAAACGGGCAGCTGCTGACGACGAGTTCTGATTGTCGGGGCATCAGCTAGACCTAGTTCCCAAGCTGTTAAATCAGCCTCTGTTCTGCTAGAGCGTCGGCCGTGTAAGTCCCCAATAAATAATGACAAGACCAACAATCAAGCAAGTCTGGAAAGACGGTATCCAGCAATGGGAGGTCAGCCACGCAGGCATGACCCGCTACTTCAAAAACGATTGGCAGGCAAACTGGCACTTTGAGTCCTGCATCAGGCTGCACCGATCCAGGTTCAAGTCCAAAGCACCAGACAAATAATTGCGGACTAGAACAGGCTCGCGCGCCTTACGCCCCTCACACCTGATCCGCTGCAGGTCACTTGTCCTTCGCCCGTTTCAGGGTGAAGAAGCCAAAGCATAGTCAACAGCTCAGACGTCCGCACAGGCAATCTTGGCGTCAAGCTCACCAATCCGGGTCACAGCTTGGCTGAGGAGTTTGGATTGATGCCAGCTTTGCCGGACCAAGGCAGAGCAAAGCATTTTCAGCGCCTGTTCGTCATTACAGTTGTTGACTTCCCTGACGCTGCGTTCAACCTCAAGCTCCTCTTCAAGGGTTTGGTTGACGACCATCCAGTCAGCCCAGCCCATAGCTTTGAAGAATCTTGTCAATTCATGCCACAGCCGGCATGACTGTCAAGTGGTTGTTGTAGTGGCCTGTTTCCCGGTAGCTGTGCATCGGGACGTTTGACATTGCATGGAACACCATCTGCCCAATCTTCAAGCCAGGAAACAATGGGATTGCATGGTGCAGCCTTTCATTTTTTAGCTCTAGCGTCAGTCTGGATCCGTGCCAGCCTGGGTCGCACCAGCCAGCAAGAAGGTGATTAAGGCCAGATCTTGCACGGCTTGATTTGAGTACAAATTGACTGCTGATATCGTCGGGCAGGTTAAACAACTCAAGTGTTTCAGCCAAGCAAAACTCGCCGGGCTGAAGCATGAACGCATCATCTTCTGTCCTGTCGGCAATGTTGATACGCACCAAGTCAGGGCTGTAGATGCTTTCAACCATCAAATAAAGGCCCAGCCGCAGGTCCAAGCTGGCGGGGTTCAGCAAGCCTTCATCGAATGGGACGACCATTTGGCTCTGCCGGCACCTGGCCTTGATCTCCCAATCACACAAAACCGCCATTCGTTGCTGCTAAAGGTGCAATCTATTGTGGCTCTGCAAACATCGCCCAGCCAGAACGTGGTCCATCAACTTGCCAACGTTGATGAAACGCAGCCTGACGGACGCTGACGCGGTATCCGGAAAGTGCCGGGTTGTGCCCACCCCGCTCAATGTCTGGCAGCCCAGCCGGATCCGACATCAGCCAGCTGGGATCATTGCTGAAACGACCGCTGTATCCATGGATGACAGACCAGTGGCCACAGGTCTCACTTCCACACATTGGTGGCTCTCCACGCAACATGTTCCCTTGATGAAGCCAGCCGACCAGAACAGGGATGCCCGCGTCGATGGCTTCAATCAGGTCTTCTGCATCAGCCGTTTGGGTGAACCTCACTTTCAAGCCCAAGCTTTCCAAGGCTTTGACGTGAGCATTGATAGAGGTAGTGTCGCCGAACGGCCTCAGGACTGACTCATATTGCTGCTGTGTGTTTATGAGCTTTGCATGCGCCGCAACCATTGCAGCGGCAGAAGTGAAGCACTTACGCTCACCGCCGGGCAGGTCAAGCTGTCTGAAGTAGCGAGGCACATAAACCTCCTGGTCAATGCCGCTGGCTTTCCAAGCCTGAAACCACTCAGCATCTTCTGACAACAACTCAGCCGGCATAGCCTCTTCAAGCTGCTTGATGGCAGCCATGCGATGCGGCACGTCTGGTTTGTACCACTCAAAAAACGGCAGCAACGCAAGGCCCATGGCGATAACCAAAAGGGTCACTTGGATGATGCCGGATGGCACTTACTTTTCAACTCTCGTGTCAGGCAACAGCAGATCCTTGAGGTGTTTCACCGCCAAGTCGTCCAAATCGTTGTCAGTGCGGGTAACGATCTTTTCCAGCATTGCCACAATCAGCTCTTTGAACGCCCTTGAGCGCCACATCGTCATGACCAAAGGCTTGAGAACTAGAAGCATTGGATTGACCTAGTTACCCTTAAAGAGTAGCTCTGTAGCGCTATGGCTTCCAACAATGAGGACCAGCACGAAAAAGAAGGGATCTGCATGGCAGATGTCGTTAAAGCTTTGGTGTTGGCGTGGAGTGCTGCTCTGTTGACTGCCTCTTACCTTGGGATCTTCCCACAGATGAAAATGGACAACACGTTCGTAGCGTCACTGTTGACTGGCGCTATGGCCTCGTTTGGCATCGAACGTAAAAACAATGGCAGTGGAAATAAGAAGCCGACTATTGTTGACAACAAAGACACCAAAGCTGGCATCAAATGACCCGCGCACTTTTGGTATTGGGCATCACATTGGCAGCCGCTTTGCCTGCTCATGCTGATCTCACTCACCGAATCAGCAGCTCGGTGCAACTTGATGTCGGTGGTGCCTCAAGCCGTGCCATTCGAGTTGGCAACAGCTTTTCAATCAGCGGAAGTGGGGTTGATACGTCAGTCACTGCAGGTGGTAACACCACTGCCGACGCTCTTGGTGGACTTGGTGCAGCCACTAACGGCGTAAACGCCATCACAATCCCAGACGCAACGCAGAAAACTGCTGGCAACGCTTTCAGCTTCGCTAATAGCTACACGCAGGGCGATGCCGTTCCAACATCAGCCCCGACCGTTGGTGAGGTTCCAGCCTTTGGCGATGTCACCAGCACAGCCGCTGGAACCAATACTGGTTTAGCTGGCACGATCACCACAGCTGGGGCTATTACCATCAGCCCAGGTGCAGGCAACACCAGTGCAATCGGGCAGGTAATCAGTGAACTGCAGAGCCGCTAGTGCCTTACTGCTGCTTATGGCATCTCCAGCAGCCGCAGTCCCGGTCGTTCCAAACTTCAGCCAAGGTTTGGTTAGTTCATCAACGCAGTCAAAAACGATCGTCAAGGAAAGCATCGTCTCTGAGAGCTATCGCACAGGTTTTGAATACAGCGTCAGCGGAAGTGGCGTGGAACCTGCTAGCGGCGTTGTCAGCCCGCCAGCAGGCCCTACTTCATTGAACCTTTCAAGCCGTTCAACTTGGAAGCAAACTGTCCCAGGCGCCGCCTTTCAGTTTGCTGAAACTTACAGCGGGCCTGGCTTAATCGAAAAGGTGATGATTGAACGCGAGACCATCATCGAGACCGTTACCGACTCCACCAGCACTTTCAGCCAATGAGGGCAACAGCTTCTGCCCTGCTGCTTAGCTTGCTCTACACCGCTCCAGCAGCAGCACAAGTCAGCGCAACTGCGTCTCCCGTCAGCAATAGCAGCGGCTCAGTGGTCAATCAGGCGGTACAGATCACACCTGGGCAGTACATGAAACACAGCTATGGATCGCAGATCCAGTGCGATTCAGCCACGCTAAACATCTCGCCCTTCGTGTCTTCGACGCATTCTTTTGGCAAGCCAGACAATCAGTATTATCAAGAGCCGGTTTACGACAACAGCGACAACTT